ACATTGCTACAGTGTGTCTGTATTCTTCATTGTTAGCAAGATGGGTGACTCTGTTAGCCCAAGGAGTTCTTGCACCGTCTAAGAATCGTATGTCTGACTTTACAATATGCACTGTAGGAGTCATGAAATTTTCTTTTGGCGGCTTAAATACCTTAGAGCTAAAGTAATCGCGAAAAACTACGTGTTTACCGTCCTTTCTTTCTATGGTCCCTGACAATCCAATCTTATACCTAGCATGGCTTATGTCCAAAATTCTGGAAAACGTTGGGCTGCTTACGTGGTGCATCTCATCTAAGATGATTGTCCCAAATTCCTTGCGAATCTTATCTATATTGCGGTACAGTGTTTGGGTATTTCCTATAACTATAGGTTTATCTAGTTCGAATTTTCCACTACCAATGATGCCGGGTTCGAATCCGTAGACTTTCTTTACTTCTTTTGCCCATTGGTTTCGTAGTGGAACAGTATGAACTACAATTAGTGTTTTTAGCCCAAGTTTTCCTGCTATGGCTAACCCCGTAAAGGTTTTGCCCCAGCTAACCCAAGCATTGATAATAGCATTATCTTGTATTTCATCGTAAACAGCTTGCTGACTCTCTCGAAGCTCAAATTTAAACTTAGGAAAGTCAGCAGCTATCTCCAGACGCTTGTCAACTATCTCATATCCGCTTGGGATCAAATCAGTTCTTCCAATAGGAATAGTGATAAGACCTTTTCGAATTATACCCATATTTTTAATAACTTGTGGAGGCTCTTCAGGACTCCACGAAGGTATTTTATAGGTTAATTCTTTATCTATGGACTCCTGCAACTCTGGAGTACAGTCCATAAATATTCTGTTACTTAATACTGCTTTCATAAGCCCAAGTCTGATTTTGCGATAATGTATTTCTTTACGAAGCCGCTTCGTACAATATCAGCAGCTTCAAAGTCTATTAGAGTAAACTCGTCCATTGCTTTTAGTATGCGAATAAACTCACTTAGCCCGTTATTGGGCAGGTCTGCTTGTCTAAAGTCTCCACAGAACATAACTCTACAGTTTTCACCCATTCGAGTGATGATAGAGTCTAGTTCATGAAAAGACATATTTTGACACTCGTCTATTAAAACTACTGCATCTCTTAACGTGACTCCTCGTATAAAAGAGGTTGTCATGAAATGAACCAATCCTTTTTGTTTTAGTATTTCGTAAGCATCTCCTCGCTGAAAAAGTTCTATACATATATCTTTATAGGGGTCTTCGTATACTGAAGATTTTTCTTTTTCATTGCCAGGCAGAAATCCAATGTCTCTGGTGGGTACTGCGCTACGAATAATAACTAAACTAGAAAATTCATTTTTTAGTATATCATCAAATGCGAGATAAGATGATATAAATGTTTTTCCTGTTCCTGCAACTCCATGTAGTACGAGATGCTTATCAGATTCAAAAGCTTTTAACTGATTCTTTGTAAGAGGTTCAATTTCTGCTAATTGTAAGTTTGCTGCTGCTAGTAGTCTGTTTCTTTTTGCCATTTATATTTTTCTCCAAGTATTCTTTTTAAATTCTTCAGAATACTCGTATAGCTCCCAAGGAAGCCCGTGAAGATGTAATATCCCCGCCCAAGTCATTTGAGGCAAAGGAGGTCGAGGGACTGTAAAAGGTGAGTTGCAACCTTTTATATAGACTAAACTAGCTACGTCCCTGCGTACTATCTTCGTTATTTTTTGATATTTTAAAGAACACCTTTCCGTTTTGTGGTATATAAATGGAACACCGTTTGAATCGATAAAAGCATTCTTCGACTGCTTTAAAATACCTACAAAGCTACTAATTGATTTATTCAATGATTTCATCTCAAAAGGACTTTGCAGTCTTCTGATACCAAGAGTCTTTCCAGGCATATTTTTATCATCTATTATTTCGTTGTCAAGAAAGAGCAGCCCGTCTTGTAAGCTCCAGTTATCACTAGGAAGAACAAAGACAGGAAACTCAATCTTTTTAATAGTTTTGTAGGTGATTATCACAAATACTCGCCGTACTTATTTGTGAACTTACCCATTGAGTAGTCTTCCCCTACCTCAAAGTCACAGCCTACAGGAGCACCAGAGATAGTAATACCTCTATCCATCTGTATAAAATGCTGTAGCTTCTCTTGGTAAAGATCGATTTCATCTTCTGGGACTTCTGCCAAAATGGAGTCATGTACGAGTGCAAAGATTTGAGACTTCATACCATTTGCACGTATAAACGATTCCATATCTATACCACCGAGCAAGTTAATGTCAGAGGCGGCAGACTGTACTAGAAAGTTTAGACCCGACCTGATTGTATGGCTTTTAATACCTTTATCAGTTGATGCCACATTAGGCAGTCTGCGCTTTCTACCAAAGAAACTATATATAAAGCCATTTTGCTCAATATATTTTTCATTGTTTTTGATCCAAGCTTTTAGCTTGTGGAAAGTCTTGAAGTAGTCGTCAATAACTTCTTGAGCTTCTGTAGGGCTAAAGAAAGTACCAGAACTCTTTGTAACTTCTTGACTAATCTTTCTAGCTCCAGCACCGTACATAATACCGAAAGTTACAGCCTTAGCAGCTTGACGTTCTACAGAGTGCAAAGTTGCAACATCTTCTACATCACAAGACAGCTTGAAAACTGTTTTAGCGATTGTACTATGAAAATTACCGCCTGAGCGGAAAACATCCATAAGAGCTTTGTCGTCTGCTAGAACTGCTGCAACATAAACCTCGGCTGTTGTTAAGTCCATTGCAACAATTTTATGTCCTGGCCTTGCTTTGATACAGCCCTTGACAATTGGATTATCACGAGGCAGTTGTTGCATGTTGAGCTTACCGCTAGAACTTAGACGTCCAGAAGTAGTGCCGTGAAGATTGAAACCAGTACGCAAATGACTATCTTTGTCAAGCTGTGGAATAATCTTGTCAAGGTATGTATTCTTGATTTTAGACTTCTGACGAATATCAAGAATCAATCCAGGTACTTCCGACTTTTCTGAGAGTTCTTGTAAGACTTCTGCATCAGTCGAGTTTGCACCTGTGCCAGTTTTCTTTCCTGTTGGAGACAAGCCAAGAAAATCAAACAAGAGACTACGCAGTTGAACAGTACTGTTAGGATTAAAAGGTTTTGCATTAATTTCCTCGAATCTAGCAATAGCTGGATTTTTGTATAGAGTTTTGACTGCCTCATCAATATCAGACTGCATAAGCTCTTGAGCTATTAGAAGACGCTGACGATCAAAAGGAACGCCATGGTCCTGAACATTAAGAAGAAACCTAGTGCCTGGAATCAGTATGTTCTCGTATACCCAAAGAAGTTTTTTGTTTTCCTTGATCTTCTTGAATTTCTCGTAGACTAGAAAAGTAACGAGAGAGTCCATTGCAGCATAAGTTTTCATAGTGTCAAAAGGAATCAAGTCCCAAGAAAACTGTTCCTTGAGAATGCCATGACTTCTACGATACTCAGCAATCCAGTCATACATAGGCTGCTCGTAGTCTCCATAAGGAGTGTACTTCATAGCAAGCTGCTTGAGTCCGTGAGTACCAGGGTTTTCATCAATCAAGTAGTGAAGAAGCATAGTATCTTCTATACTTGGAAAGTTAAAGTTAAAGTGATACTCAAAGAACGCTAAGTCGAACTTTGCGTTGTGAAAGATCACAGTCTTCTTGTTGAAGAGTTCTTGTAGTAGAGCCTCTGTTGTTTCATCAAAGCACTCAGTGTCAATATACGCCCCTTTGACACCATCATAAGATAGAGATAAGCCAAGCATATAGCCATCACGAGGGTACAAACCAGTAGTCTCAGAGTCAAGTGCTACGTGAGTATAATCGTAGTCGATTGCAGCTTGAATATACGCATTTGCAGTTGCAGTATCTTGAATACCAAAAGCTATACTGTCATCTACTAACACTTCTTCTTTCTTTCCACTGATGAAGTCAATGATGCTTTGCTTGGAGTCGTCCCAAGTCTTACGAGCCTCTGGCTTAAATGCAAGCATTGCAGGGTTAATGACAGGCAGGAACTTCTGCTCAACTACCTTGCCTGAGTATTCAGTTACAGAATTAATTTTAGTGAAATACTTGAGCGCATCACTACCTACTAGAATAATCCAGTCGTAAAGATTGATATCTACTTCGATATCACAATCTCGCTTGAGAACTTTCTTAATTGTAGGATTTGAACATAGTTGAAACTGATCGAACTCGAAAGCTCCATCAAACTCTTGTCGGAAATTGGTCTTGCTAGGTTTAGTCTCTATTAATGCGACTTTAGGCATATAATTTTCTCGCTAGTGTAGTTACTTTAGTTTCTGATAGTTCACCAGGGTCAGTTCCTTCTAAATGGATGTTCCTGGTAGTGAGACCAACTTTCTCACACATATCAATTATTGTTTTTGCTGCTTTTTGTCCTGCGTCATCTCCATCGAAGAATATGTCTATTCCTTCGACTCCCTGCATTTTTAGAATTTCTAGTTTTTCTTCACTTACATTCTTTGTTCCAAAAGAACATACTGCGTTTGTTAATCCTTTATCATGTAAGTTTAACATATCATAAATACCTTCTACAAGTATTATTTTACCATCCCTAGAATTTACTTTGGGGTAGAAAGGTAACTTTGCTCCTACAGGACTAATTTTATACTTAGGTAGTCCGTTTGCTGTATGACGACCATTAAAGGCTACAATGTTTCCTGCAATATCTCGTACTGGAAATACGATGCGGCCTATGTAGTCAGGATCATGGTGTTGAAATGCTTCGAACTTTATATATGTCTCTGGTTTGAGACCCCGCCAATCCCCGCTGTAAGGTTCTGCACCTTTGGGCATTACAAGTCCAACACTCTCTGATCGTTTCTGCAGTATTTTACGTTTTAGTAAATCTCTTCGAAGCTGTAGTTGATTTACTTTTTCTCCGTAGAGAAAGAACAGATTACCCTTGTAAGCACAGGAAAAGCAATTAAATATTCCAGTTACTTGATCTATTCGCATACTAGGGTTAGAATCATCGTGCTCAGGATTGAGGCATCGTACTAAGAGATCCTTTCCCTTCATATGAAAGGGTATATCTTTCTTAGTTAATAATTCTTCTACTGTCACGTTCTATACTGCTCCGTTTCTGCTCTTCCTAAACCTAGTAATACTCTGGCTTCATCTCTTACTTCGGCAGTTACTGCATGCCCAAATTTGCCTGGGTCTACTAGATTCTTTAGAAATCTGTAAACATCTTCTGACATAATTGGTGAGGGTTTCATTATTTTCCTATATGCTCCACATTGTCTATACTAATTACTTGATAAGCGCCTTTGTTGTAGGCAGGGGCTAAAGTGTACTTCTTAGACACTTCTAACTTATAGCTGTCGTCTTCTTTAGTGAGGTCTGTTGACTTTGATACTACAGATGGGTAATCTGGAGTTTCCCTACGAAATACCTTTGATGAAGGGACATAGGGTACAAACTTAGGCTTAGTTCGCTTTGGTTTGGGGGGCAACTTTTTACGTTTACGAGAAATTGGTCTGTAACGGTTATCCGTAAAAACCATCATAAAGAAAAACTCCTGCTATTTATTTAATATGTATATTATACTAAAAAATAGCAGAAGTGTCAAGAAGTATTTTAAAGATCGTCAATACTTTCACCAGTTTTATGCTCAGAGTCCTCAGCCTCCTTAGGAGATAGAGAAGTCTCTGGACCAATCTTCAATGAATCCCACTCCATAGTGGAGGTGAATGAATCCATAGAATTATTACGCATCTTAACACACTTGAAAGTGATGCAGCCATCTTCAGGACTCCAGGTCTCAAGAGCGTATGCAGCATCTGCAGCGTCTAGAATACCTTTTGCGAATCTAGCCTCACCACTTGCATCGGTTTGATATGGAGAGAATATTGGAACTTCAAATTCTTGTGCCATTGCTTTTAATGCCTTACTAACTTCTATCTGCTCAGTCCAGTCATACTGTCCACCACGAGAAGGTAGTGCTGAGCGCTTTACTTGATTGATATAGTCAACAATGACTACACCTACATTCAACGATTTAACTTTCTTATCTAATTCCGCTTTGATTTTGGATATGGTCAAAGATGGGTCGTACACAACATCTAGCTGTTGAGTCGGGAGAAGCTCACAGGTAGTTGTCAATGCACGATGGAATTTTTCGAAGTCTCTATGTTGTTTGTACTCTTTCAAACGCTCATCACCCTGCTGAAAGCGGTTAGCCCACCATCCAGCAACCTTTTCCCATTCTGTAACACTAAGGTTTTTCAACTTTAGTCTCGAGAACGGTATCCCCGTTGCGATTGAGGCGCAACGTTGGAGAATTTGGCGACTATCCATTTCTATAGTGAAATAGATTGCAGACTTGCCTGAGTTAAATACATTGTTGGCAAGGTTAGCACAAGTTATAGATTTACCTGCCCCACGTCGACCGCCCACAAGGATAAGGTCTCTCGGAGAGAACTTAATCTTATCATCGTATTCAGCATTAAGACCTAGAGGCAGGTACTTGCTTACTTCTTCATCAGGATCGAAGAGAGGAATATATTGCATATTCTCCTCTGGATCTTTGAGATCAATTTTATTTTCTACATCAAGAACGATCTGGTGAAGATGTGCAAGAGATTCGTCTGCATCTTCAAAAGCTACAGACTGATCTACGTAAGTTTCAAGAGACCCTAGAATTTCCTTTTGTGCATACTCATTTTTTAGGTACTCGAGCAGGTGTAGAGGATCTGCCTCTACTTCTATGCCTTCTATAGCATAGAGCCTGTCCCGTGTAGCACCGTCACGAATCTCATAGCGAAGATCATCAAATGTAGGCACTTGATGATACTTATCGCAATGAGAGTCAATAACCTTGTATAGAGTGTGATACTCTGAAGGTAAGTAATGCTTACGCAACCGGCTCCAAGTCTCGAAGTCTTGCAAAGCAATGACTTGCTTGATTAAAGCACTGGCGATATTCAATCTAAGGTCTCCCGAACCTAACTAAAAACAAGCGCTAGTCAAAATAACTAGCGCCTGATGAAACTATACTACTGTGCAGCTTTTTGTTGTTTTGCAGCACCATCGTAATCCGCAGCAGTGATACCACGACGAGTTAGCATAGTCTTAACACCACGAACAGTTTTGCCAATAGTCTCTGCAATTTGCTCTACTGTAAGGTCTGCGATGTTATCAATAGAAGCCAGGGGGTCTTCTTTTGATGCAGACTTGGTGCTTTCCTGACGAGGAATAGCGTCGATTGCGCCTGAACGAAGAAGGCTGAGAGCCTTACCACGAACAGATGCTACGCTACGATCCATTGCTTCGGCAATTGCCTCAACAAATGCGCCAGAGTTGACCAGATCAATAAACTTAGCTTCTTCAGCATCTGTATAAGTTTTTACAGATTCAACTTTAGGAGCAGGTTTAATATGACCAGTCAGTTCCATTGACAGAATCTTACCTTGAATCTGCTTGGCGGAAAACGCTCCATTCTCGAAGTACTGTGCAACTTCAGCATAAGTGTAGCTGCCGCTGTTGTCTTCTACAAATGTAGCAAGAGTTGCTTCTTGATCAGCTGAGAAGGCTTTGCCTCCAGCTGCAGAAGCAAGTTCTACGTCGAAGCCCATCTTACGCAGCTTGCTAGAAACTGAGCGAGAAGAAGTTTCGAGAGCCTCTGCAGCGCCTGCTACAGTTGCTTGTGATACGGGAGCTTCATCACCAATGAAGTTAGTGAGTTGCGTTGTGCGTTCGTCATTCCACTTAGGGACTGCCATTATATATTCTCCAAAATAAAAGTTTTAAGGTTGTTAATTATTTGTACGCCAGACTCTCTGGCTTTTTGAGTTTTCAGTGATTCTATGCCGCTTTCGTTTACTAGAATCCCTACCTCTTTTGTTAAACTGCTCTTGACAATGTACCCTAGATCTTCAAGAATCTTAGTTGCTTCAGCCTTAGTTTTGTAACTATTTAATTTGCCCGAGATACAAACTGTACCTTTGGGTGCATTACTGACACTACTAGAGGCTTTACTAAAATCGAAGCTAAAGGGTAACATACCATCGTAATAGGAATAAAAATCTTTCTGTAGCCAAGAAATGAGACTTTCTGTTGCTTTTTCGCCTAGACCGGCTTTAGCGCAGCTATCGTAGTCTATGTCTATAATATTGTTGCAGACTTTAGATAATTTTTCTGCGGCAGTTCTACCAATCAGAGGAATACTAAAAGCGGGCAGCAAAGTCTCAAGACCTACTTTCTTAGAGTTTTCTATTTCTAAAAACAGTTTGTGTCCTAACTTCTCGGAAGAGAGCTTCTCGCAAAGATCACTTAATTCAAGGGAATAGACTTCCTCTAAGCTGGTCAATCCCAGCTTACTTATGGAGGCAGGACCAAGTCCCTTGATTTTTAGTGTTTTTGCGAAATGCTCCAGCTTTTTAGCTGATTGAGAATGACAATTAGAATTTCTACAGTATAGCAGATGGTTGGACCATTCAAGTGACGAGTTGCACGAAGGGCAATGTGTCGGAGCTTGAATTTCTATCATTCGGGTTCTTCCTCAAAGTTGAAAAGATATTATACGGAAATCTAAGGTAAAAGTCAAGAATTATTTTTTGCAAGGTCATCTACTCTTTTGACAACTCTTGGTATAATTTCTCCAGACCTAATAACCTCGACTTGGCAACCTATTTCTAGATTCAATTCCCGTATGTATTCGATATTGTGTAGCGTAGCTCGGGCTATCGTAGCTTCACCTATTACAATAGGCTCTAGAATTGCAACAGGACTGACAACTCCGCTCTTGCCTACCTGCCACACAACATCAAGAAGTGTTGTTACCACTCCTTCCTTTTGCTCTTTAAAAGCAAAAGCTCCTCTAGGATGATGAGCAGTAAAGCCCATCTCGAAGAAAACTTCATAATCATTGATTCGGTACACAATACCATCTGTAGGATAGTTACTTGCGTCAAATTTATATACAGACTTAAAACCTTGAAACTCTAGGGCAAGCATTGCTCGTACCCAAGTTCTGAAGTCAATATCGCCTTGTACATCATANGCTACAAACTCTACNGGNCGAGTCTTAAAGTCTTCTATACTTTTAAGATTTAGTGACCCCGCTGCGACGTTACGAGCATTTGCCACAGATGAAGGACATACAACCTCTCCAGTAATCTGAACAGTGCCTGTAAGTAGAATTTCGTTAGGAACAAGATAGGCTATCTTATCCGTGATGATTTGACCTTTTATGCCATCACCACGAGTAAGAGCCATTGCTAACTTTCCATTAACATATAGAATAGATACTGCTGCGCCGTCTAACTTAGGAGTAGCTACATAATCTTCTAAGTTGCTGCAAACACCGTCCAGCTCAAAGAACTTCTGAAGAGAGTACATTTTGTAGAGGTGAGGAGTCCCACCAGAGGTAGTGTGTCCAACTTGATTATAGGAGTACTTCTCAGCCAATCTATCAAACTCTTCGTCTGATAGAAGTGGAGTGCCTTGATAGTAAGCACTACTAGCGTCATCTAAAAACTTTTTCAAAACTTGCTCCTTTCATTTATATGTATATTATATACAACTATAAGGTAGAAGTCAAGAATTATTTGTAGATGTCCTGAATTAAGTCTTTGAAGTTCTCTTCTATAATTTCTTTCGACTCTGCAAGCGATAGAATCTCTGTTAGACCTATAAACAACTCTTTTGAATTAGAGAAATCAATAGGCATAGAAATACCTTCAGGAGTAGGTCTCCACTCTTCGAAAAAGTCAAGATAGTATTTTCGAAGGCTGAGATATTCTACTCCTCGAAAGTTACTAATAGTCAAACGAATCTGAATTTCTTTCTCAGAATCGTAATGTATTACTCTTTCGTAAAGTTCGGGCGCTTGATATAAGTCCATTAATACCTTCCGTTTTTGAGTACGGAAGCTAACGGAACTACGCTGGTTACAGTAGACGGTTTTAAGAGTCTATAGGAGTCAGTATCCCAGCAAAAAAGCAATAAAGTAGTTTTATCTTCTTTGGCTCTGCTAGTTTTTCCTTGTATATAGGGGGTAGAAAAGTCAAGAGTACAAACATTGTACTTCAACTTATTCGAGTTTTCACTTCTGTATGTTATCACAGCATCACCATAGTCATGTACTAGGCTGGCTAAAGCTTCTTTTTTCATCCTTCTTCCTTTGTTGCAGGTTAGCAAAATCTTTTGCAATGCTGACTTCTTTGGTGAAAGATGTAGATGCAAAGAAACGCCAGAGAGCGGGGAACTCTCTGACGTTTACCAGGCTTATTAAGGCTTGGATTTAGGCATTAATAGCGGCAATTACTCCAGCAAAATACTGGGCAGCTTTACCTGTCAATTTATCCACAATATCATTGTCGATTTCTTGACCCGCATCGGTGAGTGCGGCTATTAACGACTCCTGGGCGGCTACTTTAGATACTCGCGTACCGCCAGCACTAGTGCCTCCAGAAGATTTAGTTGAAGCGGCTGGAGTCTTTTTAACATAAACACCAGCTTTAGTTAGAATCATACGAACACCATTAGGCGATTCTTCGTATTCATCAGCTAAGTCTTTCACGATTTCCATCGAGTTCTCAGGTGTTGGGTTTTGCTCTTCGTACGCTTCAATTACTGCTGCTTTCTTATCGTCGTCCCATGCCACGATTTTTTACTCCTGTCTTAAATTTGAAATAATATTATATAAAAGTTTCTAGCAAGTTGTCAAGAATTATTTTTTATAAGGTCTTGAGATTTATGCCATATTTCTCTAAGTGTGAGAGTTTACCGAGGTCGTAGGCTGCAGAAGAGGCAAAGAACCCACCTGCAGATACGCCTGGAAACATAGAGTCTTCGCTGTCTGTAGCTTCTGAGATATGTATATCATAGCATTTGCACGCATACTTTTCTTCATAGTTAGTATTCGCTAGACCCTTCCTAGATTGAACATAAGTAGGACTTAATTCTTGCATAACTGTACCTGCTCGATGATACCTAGCAGACCAGACTATCTCACCTATNTCAAAAGAATCAGAAACACACTCATCTGGAAGATAGTCTATTTCTCTTGCTTGATCTTTTGAAGTAAGTCTTTGTGGTACACCAACCCTTTCGATCAAATTCTTGACGAATGATGGAGAGCGATACAAACCCTTAGCAATATCTGCTATTGTAGCACCCTGAAGATAGCTCATTACAGCCTCTCCAATCTCCATATCAGTGGCAGGCTTACCACGATTCATTGACTTACGCTTAGCGACATATGCTTGTGTCTCTAAGAAATCTTCAATGATTCTATCCAATCTCGTAGTGTTGTACGAGATGTTGAGCATATCACACGCCGCTTTCTTCGTAATCGCCGACTGTGAAGTACCCTCTCCAGGGGTCAATAGAGATATCACTTTCTTGATGTTGGCTGCGCTCAGATTCTCGTAGTCCTTCTTCTTTACTCCGCGCCTCATTTAGTTTAGCCTCCAATTTAAATAATAAACAACATATTGCATGTGCTTCGTGATAGCATCCAGTTTCTTCATCTAGCTCTTGTTCCATGCTTTGAAAGATATGTCTCAGAGCTGCACTAGTGTATCTGTTTTGTAAGTTGTCTAGCTTCTTCCAGTTGTGTTCGCCATACTTTACTGCACCAAATGTCAATACTTCAGCTACTTGTTCTATAGCTTTGGGAGGAAGCAGGTGCATCTGGGGCTTTCCGCCATCATATTTTTTGCCTTCAGCCATCTAACTCTCCAAATAAAAATATATTATACTGAATTATAAGCATTCTGTCAACTAATAAATTCATTTATCATAGGAAAAATCGGACTCAATTGACAGGCAGCTTCTAGAGCTATTTCTCGATGTTCTTTCTGTGTTTCGACCCCGCTACGGATTTCTATGTAATGAAGCCAACTTCGTAGAGTTCCGTTCATATACATACGCGTAGGCGTGCAACCCTCTGGAAGTACTGCACGAGCCTGCTCTTTTGCTATACCTGATTTGATAGCATACTCATACGCCATCTGAGCAGCACTGATTACATTTCTCTGAGAGTTTTCCCAAAAAGCTGCAACGTGTAGATTATCGCACTCAATACTATTCTGACGATTCTCAGTGTCTTGCATCCTAGCTTCTCGAAGTACAAATACTCCTAGGTCTTCAGGATCAGCATATCGCTGACTAAACTCCTGAAAGGAGAAGCTGCGATGACGTAGTATCTGTTTTGCTATGTCACGAGTAGTTTCAATCTCCATGCACACAGATACCATCTCGAAAGGAGACCAGTGTTTATGCTTGATAAGATATCGTATTAACTTTTCTGACGTAGCTGTATTGTTTTGATTACTAGGGTTAGATACTCGCGCAATATATGCTATATCTTCTAGTAATGTATTTCCTCCCATTCCTTTTGAATGGCTGATTAGTTTAACTTTCACTTTGCAGTTATCCTTCTGTCATACATTGCGTAGTTGTCGTCCCACCACTCAGGTCTATCTCTATGTGACCAAGTAGCGAAGGTTGCTTTATCTAAGTGATAATAATCTCTGTACGATTGTATAGGATTATCATAGTCTTTTAAATCGTCTGGCATTGCTAAGCCGAATGTAGTAAAACCATTCCTAGGCATATTCTTAGGCTCAGGTAGTTTGTTTACTACATCAACTATAGACTTATGCTGCTTGCCATAGCGATAGTAGTACTCATCATTCAGAGCATTGCCGTAACAGTGTGTCCACTCAAAGTTATCTAAAGACGAACGCACCCATATAGTACAGGGGTGATTGTACATCATAGGCAGGTAAGGTGTAAGAGGTCTTTCTTCCATAGAAAGGTGTTTGATTTCTTTCTTAAGTTCGTTGAGGTGGTCACGCTCTTCTTTGTTAAGAGCTCGAGGTACAAAACCTAGATGAGCATCTACCCATATTGCGGTACACATTAGCTGTGCTACTTCTAAAGGCATTTTTACTATATGCTTGTCAACATGGTACTGCGCACACTTATCCAGGTCTTGGTCTAAATAAAATAAATTCATTGAGGTTATGTCTCCATTGTAGAATATATTATACTAAAATGGAGACACTTTGTCAAGAAACATTTTCCAGTCGAGACATAAGCCTTTCAGCCCTATTTGGTACTTGGTTATACCATTTACTATCCCTCCCTTCTTTTGCTGCGGTTTTCCAATCTTGTTCTAATAATGCTGCTTTCATATTTTTAAACTTTCTCATACGAGTTCTTCCCATATTAAACATCATATTAACCAAAATTTCTTGCACTTCTGAAGGCCAGCTACCAAATCTTTCTCCGTATAAAGCTTCGCAGTCTCCTACTGCTATACAGAGATCTGTTTCAAAAGCAGTTCTTACTCTTTTTTCAGATATTTCAGTACCTAGTGGATCCCAATATTCTTTATCATCCCTAGTAATTCTATGTCCGATACCAAATGTCGGGTAACCGAGGTGATCGACATAGATGACATATTTAACTCCTTCNTCAATTTCTAACTGCTTTTGTAGTCTGTCTACATTCATTTTTTGCCCATAAATCCTACTGCTGCTCGTACACCAAATGATGCTGCAACAATTACGCTAAGTGTGTATTGATACCATGCTGGCATTTCTTCAAGAGCTTGAAAGCCTGCATGAACATATTCTACAGTTTGAGGAAAGAAGCACAATATCATAGGAATACTGAAGAGTAGTGTTAGCCACTCATCTTTCCACGAAGACCCAGAGTTAGCTGCCATGATTGATTCCCAATCTGCTTTACTCTGTGCCGCTGTTACTATTACCTTGGCTTCCGCCTCGGCTTTGGCTTTCATCTTACTGTTTTTGCCCTCTAGCCAAGTTTGTCCTAGCCCCGCTATGGAGCCTATTATTCCTCCCCACATATCTTAATCTCTGGTCTTTCGACTCCTGCTTTAACTTTACTGCTGATTCCAGCGGCTAAAGCACATATTACTATTGCTATAAATAAATGTTTTGGATCTAATTCAATCATTACGTGTGCCTTTGAAGAACGGATCTTCGCTTTCTCGTACATACTCTACGAACGTAATTCCCATTATTCCCCACACATATAGTGCGAGGAATAACAGGCCGGCTACTGAAATATTTATTAGTAGTTCTTCCAAGTAAATGCTCCAAAAAACATCTCATCTTCAGACATCTGTCCCCAAGGTACTTCTCTGCTGGGGTCTGGGTTCATAGGGTTATCTGCTGAGTTGTCAAACCATCCTTGTACATGTAGTCTAGTTCCTGCAGGCAAGAACTTAGGCTCTCTCCATGTGTATGAAAGCTGCCAAGCATACTCATAACGAGGAATATCAATCAGCTCTTCTTCTGTGCCGTCTGGATAGAATGCAGTTGCTCGCATTGCTTTACCACGGAAATGCATATGAGGTAGAAACGTATGCAGCATTACATCATTCTTTAAAACAACATCTGCTTCTTGCATGAAGTTAGGATCATACGGTGGAATTGGTGTCCACTTGTCAGGAAAGATACAAGCACAGTCGCCTGCCATTCTTTCTTCTGGTACTACCCCTTCATCATGAAAGTACAAACCAATTCGAGCTTTATCAGTTCGAGGTGTTCCATCTGGTGTGTAATGTAGTTGCAAGTTCACTTTACTACCTGCCCGCAACAGTCCCCCAGTATTCTCATCATAGAAGTCAGGATCGCCTCCAGGTACATAGGCACTGATAGAAGCATAGTTCATTTCTTCTTGACCAGCACCTTGTGTGCCCAAGATGTTACCATTGCGCTCGCCAGGTACTGCTACTGAGTTTAGCATATGATGCATGACAGTAGGCTCTGAAGGTAGATATTCTGAACCCCGTAGCCACTTATCTTCAGTGAGACCTAAATCAACACCGACATAACGATAAGGTATTGCTGATGGGCCTGCAGGTATCTCTTGTGCAGGTACTTCAACAATCATATCAGGCTCACCGTGTACCCACTCTGAAGTAGAGTACACTGTTTCTGTTAGAGGATCTCTATCGCCTTCAACAGGTGCACCGGCATCAATCCAAGATACAATAGTTTGCATCTCATAATCGCTAAGTGTACGATGATTAATAATCACATCTGCATACTTACGATTGATCTGCCCAGGAGGCATCTCTAGATTTACTATTGCTTCTTTGATTGCAGGCGCAAACGCTTGAAGCATTCTGTAGTCGGTCATTGCCCATGGTGCTATACCACCTTCACGGTGACAGCTTTGGCACTGCTCTACAAAGATGGGTGCTACATTCTCTGCGTATTCACTAGCTTCTGCCCTAAGACCGAGCAGCAATACTATAATACCGAGAGTAGCAGCTGCTGAATTTAATCTAGTCATTGATCATCTCCTTGATNTATTTCGCCATCAGTTCTATCTCTTCATCTGATAGAGTAGCGGCTTGTCCAAACATGATGCCACTCATGTCGCCACGATTAATCATCTGCTTGTAGTCAGTCAATGCTTCTACAATGTAATCTTCTTCCATCCAGTTTAAACTAGGAAACCCTGGCTTACCCTCTGCCTTAGTGCCGTGACATGCTGCACAGGTTTTCCATTTAATTTCTACTGAACTAAGGTCTACCTCTTGTGCGTATAAAGTTCTTGCTCCTAATAATACTACGAACTGAAATGCAAGAAGTCCTAAAAATATAATTAAAGAACCCCATAAACCGTTTCGTGCTTGTTTTAATGTTGGCATTAATCTACTCCTATCCAAATTTAGCGCCAGAATTAACTCCTGACTTCGCTTTTTGCCAGAACCACTTTCCTGTTTCTTTTCTATCGCCGTAGGTCAATCCTANAAACAGTACAGGTGGTGTTAATAACAGAANATAAAATATAATACTAACTGCCATCACTCTTCCTCATCTAAAACTGCTTGGGATTGTTCTATCCACATCTGCATAGTTTTATTAGTTTGATAGTTAGACTCTTTGGCAGCTTCTCCAAAAGTGTCAATAACCCACTGAGCACCGTCCTTGCTGAGTCCGTGTATGTTTAATACTGAATTAGTCATTAATCATCTCCCATTGCACTTCGCTGTGCTTTCAATTGCTCAAATCCTTCGTCATCTAGGTGTGTGATAGCAAGCCAAGCGTGAGTCATTTCATCTCCTGTACGTGAGCCACCCATTACAAACATATCTGGGTCAGGATTATTTGGATTGTTTGCAGTATTGTCATACCATTGCTTGAGTACAATCACAGCGCCTGCTGGTATGAGAGGTGCAACTTCTGGAGCATACAAATGACTATGATGCCACGTAGCGCTCCACTTAGATATCTGACTTATGGCTTGAGTGCGACCAGTTTCTGGGTAAAAAATCTCAAGGCTCGCTGCATTCATACGCAAGTGACCATGCGGCTGAAAACTATCTAAACGTACAGGATGATCGAAACTGTGAAAGCCCTGTGTCATTGCATATCCATTGGGTGGGACTACTAAATCGTCCTGATCTCCAAGGCGATACAAACTCAAATCTTGTTTGTATTTCAGTTGTGCGCTTTCCTCTTCTGTATATAACCAAAGTCCAATTTCCACTACGTTGTCTTTGATAACCGCTCCTGGAGCCATTGCGCCAAGTCCACCTGGAAACATATGAATGTCCCAACTTACTTGTGCGTCTGCTGGGATAGTTCGACATACTCCTTCTGGAACTATCTCTCCCCACTTTCCCATAGCGTACTCCGTGAGCATGCCTTCACGCCCTTCTGAAGTAATAATACTAGAGTTAGCGTGGTGTACTACTGCCTTTGCTTCGCCTCGTGGTTTTACTTGTACTGCTTTGATGCATCGATCTTCAGTAAGACCTGTTGGTACTAAATGCTTGTGCCACAGATCGTTTCCGTTTGCAGGAATGTCAATAGCTACTGAAGGAATGATTGCGTCTGGTGCGCCGAAGTCTGCTTCGAAGTTCCATGCTTCTGGATCTTTCATTTCAGGTGCTTGTACTATTCTATCAGGATCGCCATATAATGACCCCGCTGCGACCCAATTCACTACTGAATCAATTTCTTCTTGTGAGAGACGCCAGTCTCCTTGTAAGTCTTGTATGCCGATACCGTGATCATATGCGTACGGAGGCATTTCTCGATTTGCTACTCGCATTGAGATGAGAGGAGCCCAGGGACGTACTTGCTCGTAAGTCTCAAAGCTCATGGGACCTATGCCACCTTCACGGTGACAAACTACACAGTTGTTATTGATAATATCTGCAACGCCGTCAGTGTAGGTTTGTGCGTCCACTGTCCCTACTAGCGCCACGCTTATAGCTATAGCTTTTTTTATCATATTTTTCTCCAAAGAAAAAAGGGTCGAGATTTCTCCCGACCCCGCTGGTCTTACATATTGGTTGCTACGATACTGAAAGGTATCATTATGCTTANTGCACANAATGCTACTCCTTCTACGAGCGCACAAAACCTGCATGCTCTNTCGTAAGTNTTTAACTTATTCAATGACTTCTCCTAATTAATCGCTATGGTAATGGGACGATCTTCNTCAGGAACCTCTTCCTGAAGATCGATACAAAGCAGTCCCCGGCTCATATACGCTTTTGAAAGTTTAATATGATCGCCTACTCTGAAATTGCGGGTAAAACATTTACCACTCAATCCTTTGTAAACGTATGTTTCGTTTGGATTTTCTGTCTGCTTTGTAGTGCCTTTTACGCTAAGTACATTTTTATGTAGCGAGATTTTAATATCCTCTTTATGCCATCCAGGAACTGCGATCTCGACTCTATAGTCAGTCTCTCCTGCTTTTACGACGTTATAACGAGGATAACCTCCATCTACTGTACTTGCAAAGAAGTCATTTTCTAAGCGGTCAAACCCTAAGAAGAACTTAGGTAGGTCTGCCATGGACAATTTATGTGTTGTCATACATATCTCCTTCCCCCTTTCGGTGGGACTTTATAAAACCCTTTCGGCGTTTTATCCTTACACAAAAAGGCCCTCCCCAAACAGAGAGTGCCGCATATTGAGCATTAAAGGCTGCTCTGACCTAGAATTAGGTGGGCGTTTTTTCAAGCAGGACGTCACCCCCCTGCTGCACACTCGTTAGGCGAAGAGTGTGCCTCTACTCGCTGGAACAGTAGTAGTAGAAATTAGGTGGTAGTTGCAGCTATGGGAAGCTGCTTACGGTACTACCCGATCCGAGAACATCTGCGTTACTATACCACATTCACTGCGTTGAATGACACGCTCAAGTTTACACATTTATCAGACTGTGAAAGATTTGAGAACCTTAGGACTGCACGATTAACGCTTTGTGATGCGCCAGAGTTAACTTTGTTACGAAGTGTGAGGCCTGGGGTTACCGCTCCGGTTTTTTAAAGTTGTTCTCTCAACTAAAAATATATTATACGCAATTTTGAGCAGTTTGTCAAGAAATTTTTTATGGCATCTCTCGTACTTTTTTCTCGGCGTATTCAGACGCATTTTTTAACATTGCAAGAAGTTGTTCTACCTCTTCTTTGTGAATATTAGCAATTTTGCCCTCGAATTCGTACGATTCGAGCGTATTGTCAATAAGGGATTCTAAGGTCTCTGTCTTCACTACTTGAGGCATATCTACATCGCCAATATAGACTATAGTCTCTATTCCGTTTACATCTAGCCAAGAGCTTGCTTCTATTTCTACACTTACCTTATTCATTTTTTATCCTCCAAAGACTGAAGGGGCTAACTCAGCAGCCTGTTCCATATAATAGTCACTTGGGTAATGCTTGAGCAGCCCTCGCGCCCGTAAACGAATCTCACTGGGAACACCAGGAGTTTGATCTGCGTCACATAAGGCAAGCAAAAACGCTTCAGTATTCTTTACAGCAACTTTTCTTTCTCTTGGCATTGTCATTATTGTATCCTTCTCTCAGTTTATAAATACATTATACAGAGAAAAAAGCAAATTGTCAAGTATTTTTTATTTTGTCTAACTCTTCTGCAAGCATATCTGCAGCAGTAGTAAATTTCATTTCGACATACGTACTGTTTGCATCTATTTCACACTCATAGCTGCAATACTCTGCACCTTCTAGTATAACTTCGAACTCTTCTCCACACTCTGGGCAGGTTTTATTATTAGACATGTAGCTCTCTTGCTGCCTCTAGCTGTTCTGCCAGATCGTCTATATTTGAACAGTAGAGCTTGCAAGTTTTCCATTCTTCTTCAACGTTTCTGCCGCTCACTTCAATTGTATATCCATTGTTGATAATTTCGATATGGATTCCAGAGTTTACATCTTTAAAAGTTTCTTTAATCATACAAATTACTCCAGCTTTTGAGTTTTAGTTTTTTCATTTTCTTTCGTTCGTCTAAGTCAATCTGACGTAGGTGTCCAAGTCTAACGAGTAATTCAATTAGACAGAGTACGTCACCTGCTTCATCTGCTAGATCGCTAATACTCTTTTCGTCCCCGCCGCGACGTATTACTTTCGAGCATGCTTGGGTCAGTTCTCCACACTCTTCCATAGTAAGTATAAGTGCTGTAAGTTTCTTATCCATATTTCTCTCTCTTTACTACGCACGCATACGCACGGTTTACAAAATCTTTATCCTTGTCTGTCAGTTGATCCCACTTGCTCATGCAGTGATTGCAATAGCTCTTCACTAGTGCTGGATCCTCCAGGTGCAGGTCTGTCATCATCATTCTGTACAGAATGTCCAGTCTCATTTCTATGTTTGTTGTGGGCATTATAAGGTCTCTGCTTCGAAGTTATTAACTTACGGATAGTTTGATATCTATTCATTTATTCCTCTCAGGAGGTGGAAAACATACTTCACTGAAGGTACTGAACAACTTATTAAATCTTAACTCATTCATGGCTCTTATGCCGATAAGCAGATTCATCAACTTATCACTATATTCAGCCTCCATATCTTGGAAAACAGAGTCATGCTCTAGAGCATCAAGTATAACTTTGAGCTCTTCTGTCACTTGCCAACATGACAAGATATCTTCTTCTAGATCAAATCGTGTCTTCATATTTAACACTCCGGGTCGAAGTCATGCCACTCTTGCGCTTCGTCTGGCTCTGAGTAATCGTTTTCTTCAATTTCTACTAGGCATTGTTCACAGATTAAATCTACTCCGCAATCCATGCCACAGATTTCGCATTCATTCGTCATCGTCGTGTTCCAATGTTATGTATCCTTCACTTTCTAGATGAGTTAGACAGTCGCTAACTCCCCTCTTAAAACCTATATCATAACTTGCGAGTCCGCTTCCAACTAGACAAACCCCGTAGATACCGTACTCGATCCAATCCATGATTTTTTCCTTAAATTTTACAATATGTATATTATAATGAAAATTCACCATGATGTCAAGAAAAATTTTTCCTTCCTTTCAACTTCGCATATTTTATACTTGACAAATATGGTGAAATTTATTATAATATACAAAATGAAAAAACAAATGTGGAAATCAAAAGAAGTAGAGGTGCTTCGTAAGCATTATAACGAAGTCTCTATGGAACAACTACTGGAAATGCTTCCAGGTAGAACAGAGAATTCGATTTACAAAAAAGTACAGTACCTTCGCAGGAAGGGTTTTATTATCAAGAGGACTAGAAATGGGAATTAAGTTTAAGCCAAGTGAAGTAAAGTTTAAGAAGAATGCAGATGGAACNCANGTAAAAACAAATGTACACCACTACATGAAATCAATGCCCAAGAAAGTCTTGGANGAGTACCTTACGGCAAACAATGCAAAGCCAAAGGTAAAGCAAAAGGTTCAAAATGAACTTGTAAGGAGAAAGAGTGCCAAGAGTAACAGTTAGAAATGGAAACGTGGATGCAGCACTTCGCGTGTTCAAACGAAAGATGAACAACGACGAAATACTGATGGAGTATCGTGAGAGGCAGCAATATGTAAAGCCCTGCCTCAAGCGCAACAAGAAAAGACAAGCAGCGATAATACGCGAACGCAAAAGGCAACAAAATGATTGATGTAACGAATTTTGAGAAAGTTGGGGACTTCATGGAAGCGTGTGATCAAGAAGTTCATGTAGATCCTCACTTTCCTGAGAGTGATACTATTGCTCTTCGAATTGCTCTGATTGAGGAAGAAATGTCTGAGCTGATTGAAGCACATGATGATCGTAATCTTGTAGAGGTAGCGGATGCACTTACTGATCTTCTCTATGTTATATATGGTACTGGTCATGCTTATGGTATCGATCTGGACGCCTGTTTTGAAGAAGTTCATGAAAGCAATATGTCAAAGCTCGTAGATGGTTATGCTCAGAAGAATGAAATGGGCAAGGTCATGAAAGGTCCAAACTACTTTGAGCCTGACTTAGTTGGGGTACTTGGTCTTTGATTAAGTGCATCGCTTGTGGCGTAGGCCACATACTGAAGAACACCTGCACTCATTGTGCATTCCCATATACTACTAGAGAAGAGCAACGAAAATGGATACAGAAGCAAGAGCAGCAGCCTCAGAAACCCTCCTTCAAACAATCGGAGTCGTAAACGAAGCCAGGCTTGCGCTCAAAAACGAAGATATAAATGTAACTCTTGAGTTCATGAATGACGCTATCTTTCTCATGGAGATGACGTTTCGTGAACTCAAGATAGAAATGCTTGAATCGCAAGAGATTGAGGTAACAAGAGGATACTCATGAAAGAACCCTATCAAAAGATTGCAAAGCACATGGTTGAATACCTAGAGCTGCTTGATAAGAATTCCTGGCACTTTACTGAAGTGGAGGAAGCTCCTGAAGGTCTGGATGATGTGCAAGGTTGGGAGTGGGCATTGAAGGAAATGCACAAAGCTACGAAGAGTCCAAAAGCAAAAGAAAGTGCTCTCGGTTTCTTTCTGATTGGTAAATATTTTCAGCACTTGAGGTACTAATGTTAAGAGTTATACCTTTCTTACTTCTTACCTCTTGTGCTACAGTAGAAAGAAATACTTCACTTTCTTACGCAGATCCCTATAGTTATTCAAATCGAAATACTTTTTGCGCTACTTCTAGCTCTGTGCTTGTAGGTGGATTATTTGGAACTACTCTCGTAATAGCAGCTCCTGTTGCTACTGCTGCTGCAGTTGGAGTTGCTACTACTCTTTCTGTTTGGTGGGGCAATGAAATAATTCACGGTCCAAATGCATGTATTGTAAAGGAATGAATAGAATGATTTATCAGCAACTTGAACTCTTTTCCCTCACCAAAGATGAGCTACACATACTTGCAGGTATTACTCAAAGCAGAAGTGTAGCTGCATACTGTAACGACAATAATTTGTGGGATGTACCTATCTACAATCTCTGTAGACGAGTCTGCCCTCTGCATGATAAGGGAGAAAGCTGGAAGCCTTACATTGTAGAATGGGCAGGGTTAGAGAAAGAGATGAAGAGAAACACGAACGAACCTTACGAATTCCCACCTATCGATCCAGCCATAGAATACGATCTTGAGTCCATACCTTTAGGTTAGTCCTGCAGGGTTTTAGAATATTTTTTTGTTTCTGAAGCCCCGCACAACCCCGTTGCTCTATCACATGGGCAAAAAAGATACTTTACTTCTGCTAAAACTCATGGTATAATAAATTCATATTTTGATATACAATCAGGTCTACTTAAAACCAGATGCTAGCGAAAGTACTGTGATGATATGTGTGCGAGTACCTCTGGTACGGAAGTACCATAGGGTATCCCACAAAATTATCGAGGTTAGTATCGAGCTAGCATAATTCCCATAATGACTTCGCATTAACCACTAAGCGAGACCGATGACCAATATCAATCGGATAACCAAATAATTCTACAAACACCCCGACGGGGTCAAACAACCCCGCTACAACCTCTAAAACTCCTTTCCAAAGTTGCGTCTTTTAAAAACACACATAATTGCGCTCAATTCGCGAACAATAAAAAACCCGTTAAAGACTTCTAATCGATAACGGGTTTGTGTGTAATTTTATGGAATTATATCCCTAGGGCACCTAGTTTTTCCGCAATATTCTTTAGTGTTTGCTTTGGAGATTTCTCTAGTCCTACTAGCTTTTCTGGGTCTATGCTCAACCCCGCCGCGATTTCATTTACTAACTCTTCTTTCGTTACTGGTGTGTCTCCAGTCTTCGTTTTATAACTCTGTCGTTGATAAACTCCTTCTCGTGCTAGCTTACCAATGATTGACTTAATCGACTTTTCGTATTTCTCCGCCAATGCTTCTACTGTAGCTCTCGACGGGGTTGCAGTGTACTCCTGAATCATCTGCAAGGTTTGTTCTTCAGTATAATTGCTCATAGATAGTCTTCCTCGCTAATTGTTTGTGTTGTTGAATATATTTTCCAGATTAATGGAATCTCGCCTTTGTACTTTGCGAGTAGTGCTTCATAGATTTCTTGCTGCTCTTCGAGTCTCCACTCGCAGTCGTTCAGAGCTTCCATTAAATCATCTAATTCTTTATGAAGCAACTCTAATTTTTCAATTTGTGCTTCTATTTTTGGTGTAGGGTCTACAACAAGCTGTATAATATTGCCCATATAATGGCTCCTATGATCAGTATCAACCCCGTTACGGCTTTTACTTCGTCGTGTTCATAATCAGACATTGCTGTCTCCTTTTTTCATTATGTGTATATTATACTAAACTTTCTTAAAATTGTCAAGAATTTTTTTCAACACATAAGAAAAAACCCTCCTAAGAGGGCTTCATCACTTGTTTAAAAAGCAGTTCTTCCATAGCGTATGCTTCTTTCTCCCAGGGAGCATCAAGATATGCTAGATCATCACTGTCCATTGTTCCGTCATACCAAACCATAACGGGTTCATAGCGAAGTTTTCCACTTCGAAACTGTGCTACATGAACCATCTCATGCATTGCAGTCTTCATCATTGCATCGACCCCGTCGGGGTTATAGTACATTCTAATTGTGTATTCTTTCAATCGCTCCTGTTCTGTCAACCCAACATAAGTGCTATGGGCAGGGAGAAACTTTACTATCACTCTTGTTTTGTTCTTTATCTCCAGTACGTTCCAAGCGTATACCATTGATTGTATACACGCTTCTAACTCATGCTTATTCCATTCTTTACTAATTACTTCCAATTCTAGCATGTCGGTCCTGTAGCATTCTATAGACTTCTGGGTGGTTATAGGCTGCATCTCCTAACAATGCCATGAGTCTACCACATATCTCAGCATAGTTAGTATAGCCTTCCTGGTTTGCTTTCCATTTCTTTACTAATTCAGTGATTAGGTCATCACAGTCTTTCATACTAGTCATCGGCTATCCACTCCTGATATCGTGTCCAAAGATCAGTGTATTCGTTTACTTCCATCATATCTTTTACTTCATCTTCGCTCATGTACTTAATACAAGCGATTAAAACTTCTCTGTTGTTTAACCAGCCTTCGTCGACTAACTCAAGTAGATTGTTTCTCATTTTTTCTTCCTTTTTTAAGAATGTATATATTATACTAAAGTTCTACCACTTCGTCAAGATATATTTGAGGCATGGACGGGCAGGGAACGCACTCTAATTCCGGGGGCCGACGCGGGGTTTTTGTCAACTGTTTTTTGCTACCATTGGCCCAAATTTACTAGAATTTGCCTCGCATATGGGTAATTTTTCTAAAATTTACTCATATTTGCCTCGATATGTGTAAAAATTTAAGTTTTTTACACATAAACCCCGTTGCGGGGTTTCTACGGGGTCTCAGAAGACCAAGCGTGTGGGATTAATTTAAGGAAATTGTAAATAACACTTGACAAACCCCGTGGGGGTCTGCTATAATCGGCGCGGCCCACCATTTGCGTTGATTTTCGACTTTGCACTTCGGCGCCTCGTTATTAAAGCAATTACTTTAATAATCGTTGCGGGGTTTATGCAAGTAAATGCTTTACTATCTGCGGAGACTAGCCCTGCCCGGACTAATTTCACCGAACCTCAAAAAAAGACTTGACAAACCCCGCTCGATTTGGTACAATGGCGCGAGCGACACCATCGTAATTCCACTTCGCTTTCGCACTGGCGCCGGGGCGCCGAAATGAGAATGATTCTCATTTGGGATCGTCCAGCCCTGGCGATTCTGGAATGCCCGTTTTTTATCGGACAAAAAAAAA